TCTCTGTTTTTGCATCAACTCATTTTCTTTTTCTTTCTCGTCTTCTGCCTTTTGTTTTTCGTTTTCTTTTTCGTGTTTCTGTTTTAACTTTTCGACTTCTCTTTCGTGTTTGTCTTTTTGTCTATCTGTTTCGTCTGCTTGGTTTGCTTTCAGTCTTGCAGCGGCAACTGCATCTTCACCAAACATTTTTTTGAATTTCTTTGTGTGTTTTGAGGGTTTTGTTTTTGCTTGTGCATCACCTGGAGCAGGTTCATATGCACTAGAATCATCATCGTCTTTCTTTGCACCCTTTTCGAAGTGTCTTGCTCTATCTTGTTTAGTAGACTTTGCAAGTTTATCATCACCTTTCTTATCGAAGTATTTCTTAGGTTGAGTTCCATCACGAGATTTTACATCTTTATCTTGTGCTACTTTCTTTACCTCTGCGATATTTTGGTCTAATATATCCATAATAACTATTTATCCTTTTTTCTTCAGTAATAATTCGTATTCTTTCCAAGAAGTTGCCTTCTTATTACCAGGAAACTTAGATGACCAACCTTGTAGATAACTGTACAGTTTTGAGGCCTTTCCATCTAGGGTTTTTATATCATCATCATTTGTGATTTCTATAAAATCCTTCTTAAAGATACTTTTGAATTGTTTTGAGTTCTTTTGAGCTGCATCCCAATCACCTTTTACTATTTCAGGTGGTAATTTTCTTGCCCTCTTTTCGTTTCGTTTTTGTGCATTATCTAATGATGCACTTACATATATCATCTTGTACTCATAACCTAATTCATCTAACATCTTCTTATAGTTTACAATTTTAGATGCTTTAGCACTGGTAGTGTCAAAGATAAGACCAAGTCTACCTTCAATATATCTATCCATTGCATTACCTGTAATCTTTTTTGCCTTGGCACGGATGCCATCTCTGACATTTGAATCAATTTTTCTTAAATCTAGGGATAATCCTGCCTTCTTTAGACCTGCCTCAAAAGCATTATCTGTATTGACAAGTTTTAATCCCAATGCTTTCAGACCTAGTTTCTTAACAACAGTAGATTTACCTGAACCAGGACCTCCCATTAAGAACACTGCTTTGAATGTTCCTGGGTCATAGACTCCCTCGTCTATTAAGTCTTCTATCATATAGTCTGGTAGTGTTGACTCAACAATACCCATACCTTTACGAATATCTTTGTATAGATTCTCTATATCTTTTTTGTTTCTTGTAGGAACTCCTTTAGAGAATGCTTCGAAATCACCTTGTTCTGCCAATGCACGGAGTTTTGATGCACTCATTCCTGAAACATCATCGGCATCTGGGTCTCTTTCTCCTGCAGATACTATTTGTATCTCATTGAAGTTGTAATATCCATGTCTTGCTTTGACACCATTGTATTTCTTTAATAGTGTTTCGAACTCTTTGACTCTATCTGAACCAACGACCATTTTTACTCTGTTATATCCCTGTTTCTGCAATTCATTACATATATCAAATACAGTTCTTGCAGCGACATTTGCAACTATTCTACCAAAGAATTTTGTTAGATACTTAATCTTGTCTTTATGTGATAATGGATTTTTCTTGGGGTCATTTGAATGTGATGTGAATAACATGACTTGATATCCACCACTTGATTCTTTTTTGAGTTTGTCTACTAACTTTGCATGACCTGTAGTAGGTGGATTGAAACGACCAAAGGTGAATACTACACCTTTATCCTTTCCTTCTTTTAAAAATGAACTTAATTTTTTCATGACATATCTTCTCTATCTTTCTTAACTAAACCTGCTAGTATTTTCATATTCTCAACACCACTTTTACTTGTGTCATAGTGATAAGGTTTAGGTGTGTCACCAACAACCCAATCATCCTCTTTAAACTCTATATCTGTTTGAGCAGGATAATCTGGTAGTGCGAAAGTTCCGAATGATTTTAATTTGCCCATTACTTATCCCAATTCTTTTGTGCAGTGAAGTTATTGTATGCAAACTCCATTCTATCTACTAATTTGACTGCACTTCCTGTTTTATCTATTGCAACATAACCTTCAGGATTTACAACTTCAAAACCTGTTGCAGTCTTTTTGAAAGTTCCTATACTCTTTACTCTATTTAGGGCAACAATGATTATCTGTTTTGCAATAACAAGACCTTCCATAAACTTAGTTAGATTGGTAATGAAACTGTTTAATGCACGAAGTTCGTTATACAATTGTTCACCAATCTCTCTCTTAATCTCTTTAGTCTTTTCCATTTTAACTTTGCCGACTACTTTATCTCTCCAATAGTTCTCAAAGTGTTTCATGTATCCTGCATATGTTGGTTTAAAAGAACCACCTCTTATTTGTGCATTACAGTATGTCTTGTAAGATGCACCTGCACCCTTTTGATTTATTGTTGACTGTATTTCCATGAACTTCTGTAAGTCTTTCTTAGTGATACCATGAAATGATTTACCAACTCCTGATAAGACCTGTGTAAGTTTAAGTGTTTCTTTTGCAGTCATTGTGGAGTTTCCAGACACATCTTTATATGTTGCATCATCTACCCATACATCTGATGAATTACCTAGACTTGATGTATTTGCACCAAAACTGGCACCTAAATCTTCGATTGTAGAACCAGTGTATGTGGTATGAAAGACAATTCCCATTTTAGAACTTGCAATAGTTTTACCCAACTTGGAGTTTACATCTACTGCATACATGATTGTATTTGGTTGAAATGTGATGAATGATTTACCATCTATCTTAGTCATTTTCTTATCGTTGGTGTACATTAAATCACCTTGCATGATTGTATTCCAAGATAACTTAGATAGATATTTAAATGATGTTAGAAACTTTTCTTTTAATTGACCTGAGAGTTCAGATGCATCGTTGATTTCTTTTTCTGAAGTATAGAACAAAGGTGTTTTGTTGAATAGTGATTTCTTTGCAACGAAGAATTGACCTGTCTCTGGATGTTTTCCACAAAAGATTGCAGGTGCACCATCCCATTTAACAGTCATGTTTACAGAACTATTAGAATTTCCTTTCAACATGTCTCTTAAACCTTGTAGAAAGTTTATCGCACCACGACCACCATCAATACCTTGATTGATAATCTCGTCTTCTAAGTGTTCTAAATGTAGATTTTTTGCGCCCATAATAGTAGATTATACACCTTTTTAATGTGTTTGTCTACTATTTATGTGTTTTGGAAGTTGTGTTAGTCTACTGGTTGTGCAACAACATTATATGATGTTAAATCTGTTGCATCTAGTTCTTTAGCAGCCCATGTTGTTTTCTTACTGTTTAATGCATCTAGGTCTGCTTGTAAACTAGTAGTAACCCATTTCTTTGAACTATCATCACCTTTAACAGTGTGTTCTGTAAATGCGGTAGATGATGCATGTGTACCATTCATAACTTTACAAACATCTATTAGTCCTGCAACTTCAGTTCTAATTTGTGCATCAGTAATCCCACTTCTATCACCATCAACACCCATACTTCTGACTTCCTCACTTGAAGATGCCAAGGCAGCTGTATGAAACTGGTCTACAGTCACATCTGAAGCTAATCCTTCAAAAAATGCTAGTCTCTCATTGACTTTCGCCAACTCAGCAGTCTTTTTGTCAATAGCAGGTTGAATATTATTGTCTATTTCGTCTTGATATACGCCCATTTGAATCCTCTAACTAGGTTTTTATACAAGTATTTAGGTTTTCGAAAGCGGAGTAGAGTGCAATTTAGTCTCTATTTTAGAAATTTTTTGATTAATTTCTTTAGATTTGATTTCATCCGAGTCTTGTTTTGCTGTGCGAAGTTCTTTCTTCAAAGCTATCTTCTTTGATATCATATTGATTACTTCTTCGCTTTTTAAATTCTTTGCCATAATACTAAATACATAATATATACATCTATTTATGTATTTATTGACCTTGACTCATACTCCGTATAAGTTTCTGTATAGAAAATAGGGTCTGAAGCATATATCTCAATACCACCATTTTCAAATTTCTCAATGAAAGTCCAATCTGGATTCTCTTCTAAAAGTAGGTTATACTTATCTTTCTGTAAAATCTTACCGTTAAAACCTCTTAATGCAGTATTAATCTTAGATGTCACATAAACACCATGACACATAAAATGAAAGAATCTAACAAAGATGTGGTCTTTGTGAAATTCTCCTGATAGAAACTCATCTGAGTATTCAATAATCAAATCTGAGTGTGGACCTGGTGAGTATACATGGTCAAAAGTTTTTTTCTTTGACTTATCTACAGTAGACAATGTGTATGGTAATTCTTTATGTAATGATTTACATATAGTTTGATATATCATCAATCTCCAAACAGGTTGAAAATATGGCATATCAGATTTCCACAAATCTTTATTTGCTTGACAACAATTCCAAAGTGATAATACAAATTTGTGAATTCTATTGTAATCTTCTTCTGTTAATTCGTATCTTCTATATTCTGACAAATTCATTTTTACTCTCTGATTTGGTTTTTTGTGGTAAGTGAACGATGTCTAACCATTCAAAATGTTCATTATTAACATGTTCTTCATTCTGACCTTTTAACATGTTTGTGTTATCAATATTCTTATTTGTTTGGTCAACAAACATGTGATTAGTTTTGTATTCTCTTAACACATCTAATTGTGTTGTTGATACTTTATCATAATGACATATCAAACAAACATTTGTAGTAGGATTACTCGTTCTCATATCCATAATGATATCGTATACACGCGGGTCATAGTCTCTATCGGAACCAATACTCTTACCACCCACACCATTGAACTTTGCAACATAGTAGATAGTATTATCAACTGGTTGAATCTTTGTTGGTGTAGATAAAACAATATTTGGTTGTATCTTCTTAGGTGCAGTTGGTAATTCATGTCTCTGATAAACTTTAATAGTTTCACCTTTACCAATCTCTGCATAAACAGACTCAACCCAATAACTCTTTTTGTCTCTTACTTTTAAATCTTGTAAGACTTTCCAGATAATTGCAGTATTCTCATCAGTCTTTTGTGCTTTCCCTGTTGGAGTTAAGTCAACTAATAAATTGTTTTCTTCAATCAACTTTGAAGCAGAGAAAGCAATATCAGCAGTAGTTCTTGCTGATTTTATATAATCTTCTGTTTCTTCTGCGTTTGAAGTAGAGGCATAAACACCTGCCCAATAATTTCCTGGTAAACCATCATACTCAACAAACTCAACAACTGCAACAAATATCTTACCAAACTTTGCAATTTTATGGCCATTGTATCTTGTTCTTCCGTTATCACAAATATACTTACCTGTTTTTTCATCTAAGTAAACAACTGGTGGTTCATAGTTAAGAGGTTTATACTTTCCGTTTCTCAACATGATTGCAAATCCTTCAGCATTCTGAACGATTGCACCCTCTTTCCTTGATAAGTCTTCTGCAGAACCATCATAGTCGATATCATTGATATCTATTTCTGCAAAGTATAAGAATTTAAGTCCCTTTGCACTAGGAACTATATCTGTAAATTGAGTTGAGGTTTGACCTGTAAACTCTTTATTGTATCTATTGTCTTGATATAACATTATGCTTGTAACCTGTTAAATAATGGATTCTGTTCTACTAACTCATCAACAAGGTCGTCTTTCGTACCTCTCCAAGTTGGATGGTCAGGTGTGTTAAAAGGGGAGTCAATGACTTCGATGCTAGTGATATAATCAAATGACCCTCTTAGACCATTATACCTGTTAACATGTTGCATGACCAAAGCAGCGACTGATGCTTCAGTAAGAGAAGGAGACTCATAATAAGAGTGTTCACCTTCACCATATGCATCTTCTTCAAAGACAAGTTTATCTACATGGAAGTTAACCACATACTCAGAACCACCCTTAAACTTATGGAAGTTTGTTCCATACTCTTCAAGGTTTTGTGTGTTGACCACATACCACCTTGCAGTTCCATCTTTGATTCTATCTAAACTCATACTAACTCCTTTGTTTTGTCATTATATACATAGTATACAATAAAAGTTAGCGCATTGGCAACGCTTATCTACCTACTTGTGGCAGATATTTTGCCTTGGTTTCCTCCCATGACATGAATGCAATATCATCATAAAACAAGGTCTCATCGAGGTTTGTTCTATCATTTTTAACTAGATTGGTGATTCGTTTCCTTGCATACTTATCTTTCCATAGAGTAGTAAGACCCTCTGTAGAGAAGTCTTGTGAACNAACTAGTTGGTCTTCTTTAATCTCACCTCTTAGAAACTCTNTNGAGTTATCATANAAGGCAGACCAATAGATACCTCTTTGGTGGTCTGAACGAATAATGTTCTTAGGTATTTCTAGTTTAGGGAANAGAAAACTTCTGAATCTATTTCTATGGTCTCTTTTCCAAGGTTGACCATTCTCTCGTGTTGCCACATAGAGTGAGAAGAATCTATCGTTGTAGTTCTTTTCTCCATACTTCAGCATCTCGCGTTCGGTGTCTTTGGTCAATTCGTATGTCATAGAACCATTTGAGTATCCACATTTCTTCCAATGTTTAAGTCTATCGTATTGTGATAAACCACCTGTCTTGGATTTACCATACAAAGATGTAGTTGTGACACTGACTAGTTTATTACCATAGCTTTCTTCCCACTGTTTCTGTATATCATCTGATAGACATAGAAGTGCAAGTAGTTTTCCACCTGTATAGTTATACCCTAGTGGTTGTAATGGTACAATTGTAGAACCAATACATGAATGATTTAAAATACCACTGTTGGTTTTGAAATCTCTTTCCCAACCGATATGATTATCACGAGGAGTCAAGTCAATGAAATCACCTGTGATACAGATAACTCCTAGATATTTTCCTGTTGGTTTATCTCTGACAACATAGTGTAGATTTCTACCGATGTTGGAAGAGTTCTTCATTGTAGATGTAAATGTTCTGATACAATTCCAGATTTCTGACCATGAACCTGCAGAGAAGTTATCGTCTCCTTCTTTTGAGGTGTATATCAATTCTGGTTCTAGTTTTTCAAAGTCTTCATATGAATTAGGCATCCATATATTACTCTTCACTTCGTTAATAAGTTTTACATGTTTCTCATTTACGAATTGTTTCTCTGAACCGAATAAAGTTCCTATCTCATGTGTAGGATATTTACGGTGTATCTCCTGATACTTCAAGTATAAAGTGTATTCTTCTACTGTCATTTGAGATACAAAAGATAAGTCTTCTGTAATTCTATCTCTCATCATAGACCTGCCTAGTGCATCAGGTTCTACATAGTTTTCTTTATACTCTTCGTATTGTTTCTGTATTAATTTATCATCAAACATTGAAATCCTGGTATTTTTCTGCACCTCGGGTTCTATCAAATACTGGTACATCATCACTGATATTTGTATCACTATCTACTAATTCTTCCTGTGCATCTTGTTCACAATCGTATAACTTCATACGACTTCTATCGATACCAATGACGAATCTTTTGAAGACTGTTGGGTCATTGTATCTATTCTTTAATTGTTTGACTACCATTTGGTCTAACTCTTCTAATTCTTCTGAAGATATTAGTGCAAACATCATATCTGCAGTTGCAGGTAAACCAAAAGATTCTGAAGTATCTTCAAGACCAATATCAGTTGAACCATAACCACTTCTTGTAGTTTGAGTTGCACTCATAATTGGTACATCAAACTCTACTGCAAGACCTCTAAGTTCTTCTGCAATACTCTTCACTAATGTGTATGAGTTTGCACCTGAACCTGGTCTAATTCTATGTGAGGAACAAATGTTTAGATAGTCAATGAATATCATATCAGGTTTGAAATCTTTTTTGATTTCTAGTTCTTGTAATAGATGTCTAAAATGACCGACATGTGCCGATGCAGTAGGATATTCTTTAATGATAAGTCTGCCTTTTGTTTTTGCACGAATCTTATCAATCTTTTTATCATACATTTTCTTGGATAAATCAGGTAAGTCTTTCATAGGAACATTCAATACATTTGCATCTATTCTCTCTGCAATTCTTTCTTCTGACATTTCAAGGGTAATGTATAGTATGTTCTTGTTCATCATCAAACCAGCAGATGCCATATGACACATGAATAAGGACTTACCAACACCTGTTCCTGCAAGGCAGATATTAAGTGTTTTGTTTGGAAGACCACCTTTAGTAATCTTGTTGAAGTATTCTAAGTCAAACGGAATCTTCTCTTCTTCCGTGTGATAGAATTCAAATCTTGCATCTGCATCTTCAATCTGGTCATGACCAATATGTTGGTCAAATGATACAGACAATGCATCTTTTAAAAGTTCAGGTATTTCACCAGTTGACCTTTGAGATTTCTTATCGATAACCTCAATAGAATCCATGACTGCAATATAGATTGCTCTATCTTTGCACCACTTTTCAGTCTCTTCAACGAGCCAATCCATTGGAGTTGTCTCTTTGTCAAATTGACTGATTACGGTTTTAGACATTTTCAATTCGTTCTCGTTAAGAGAAGTATTGTTATCTAAGTTTATGAGAAGTGCTTCCGTAGTAGGTGGTTTAGTATACTTTAAGAAATATTCTTGTATCTCTTTGAATACTACCTTCTCGTCACTCTCGGTGAAATACTCTGATTTTAGGAAAGGTAAAACCTTCCTAGTAAAGGGTTCATTCTGAATCAGATTCTTCAGGATTGTCTGTTCTAATCTCGCTATTGCTTCCATATTTAAACTCTGTATTAACTGCTTGTTCTAATGATTCCATAACTTCTTCAGTGAAGTATTTTTCAGGATTATTGTTAATGGTTTTACCAAATTCGGTTTTGCCATTCGGTAGTTTCACTCTTGTTGATGATTTCTCAAAGACACCATGTTTGAGTGCAAGGTCTAGTAGACCATAATACCTATCAAGACCAGTGTCGTATGATAATCTCACATCAACAACTTTGTTCTCAACAGTAAGTCTGGACTTTGCATTCTTACAGTGAATAATATTACCGATAATATCTGTTCCGTCTTTCTCTTTTCTCTTAGAGAGATAGATAATTGATGATGCAGCGTATTTAAGACCACTACCACCACCCATTTCTTTTTGTGGGAACATAGAACCAATTACATCGTAAGTATGGTTAGTGACAATCATAGGAACTTTTGCTCTACCGAGTTTTAAAGTTAACACTCTGAATGCACCTTTTACAATTTGGGCACGAGTCATATCTTTAGTCT